CAACATGGTTTCAATTAATTGACCCATTGGCGTTGGCAGTAGTTTTAGTTTTCCGTAACCGTTAGGACCGTCCATCCACATTTTTGTAATCATGTGACTGACGCGGTCGAGGTTGATGCGTAAATCTTGAGGATGATCAACTTCTCCTAGCACGGAGTAACCACCAGCGATTTGCTCGTTGAGCGTTTTGACAGCCTTGCCAATTTCTTGAGAAGAATAAACACGTTGGTTTGCATTGCGTATATCACCCTGAATGCAAATACCGTTTAAGTGCAGTGACTTTTTACCGTCACTGCCTTCTTCGCTCTCTAAGACGATCTTAGCCTGGTCATAACTCAAATGTTCTGCTAAGGTAGTTTTCACCTGTTTGATCCTCTATTATCTACGGCCACGGAAAAGACTTTGCTTGTTATCAGCTTGTTCAGCGGAACCTTTCTTTTCAGCTCCATGTCCTGGCTCTTTTGTAGAGAAAGCATTACCTGCTTTGCCGCCTGGAACATTGATATTACCTGCGTTATCTTCTTTAGGTTTGTTACCTGCTAGACCGCCTGCTGTGCCTTTTGAAGAACCATCTTCTTGTGCTTTAGCGATATTAGCTGTGGTACCACCCATGTCATTCTTTCCTGCCACTGGTGATGTTGTGCCGTCAGCTTTTTCAGCAGCGCCTTTCTTTTCTGCACCGTGACCAGCTGGAACTTTTTCTACATATTCACGTACTGTTTCTAGTTCTGGTTCAAAAGCGTCCATTTTTGGCTCTTCGCCGCCCATGTCGTCGCCCATGTCATCACTGTCTTCTTCACCTTGTAGTGCATCAAATTTAGCTTGTAGCTCATCGATGATATCACCTAGGTCTTGCATAATCTCTTCTTCAGATTCTTCGCCTTCTGCATCTGCTGGCTCGTCACCAAGTTCTGCTTCTAGGTCGTCTGTAGCGTCTCCGCCCATTTCGTCATCTGCTTCAATTGCGATGTCTTCGAACTCTTCGTCCATTTTTTCATCGTCTTTGTCTTCGTCTGAAGCTTCGTCGACTTTGTCGTCTTCTGCATCTTCATCTTTAGCAGCTTCGTCAACTTCTTCTTCGTCGTCTTCTTTTTCTTCTTCAGAAATTTCTGTTTCGATTAATTCTTCGTAGATTTCGCGTGATTTTGCTACTACGTATTCGTGGAAAAGCTCTTCAGCTTTTGCTTGATCTTCGTTGACCAAATGCTCTAGCATCTGGCTTAATAATTTATTATCTGCCATGTTGTGTTCTCCTTAAGATTATGGTATTAGGCTGTAGTGTTATTTACTACGTAGATTAAAAAACTCCGTTAAATGGTACTTTTTTGAGCATTTTGATCGGAATATATAGTGTCTGGAAATCTTTTTCCAAAATCCTCTACACTGATATGACTTAGGTTAGCTAGAATAGGACCCAGCTTGTCCGGAATAAATGCTCCGGGCTCTATTACTCTAAAGAATTTAATGTGTCTAAATTCTTTTATTACTTTTTCAGTTTGACTTAACCAATTTCCGTGATAAGTTGCTGAATCTGTTGACTTTTTATAGTTAAATGTGTCTGCATAAACATTGTTAAATTTACCGTTTAATCCTTGATAATCAAACCCTAGTATATAGATTTCACTGACTCCTTGGCTGGCTGCAAACCATAATGCAGTGGGTCCTGAACTCCATCCTTTGTGCGGATTAAAAAAGTTAATTCTATCTTTGTTAGTGATTCCCTTGTTGGGATTTGTCCATACTTCGTGCTGTTTGTGGTACCCTGCAGCGATGATTTCGTTAACCATTTTCACATCCACAGCCACAAGATAGTGCGGTGCAAATTCTCTATATTGAGCATTACATCCATAAACAGTGCCTATGGACAGCAGTCTTTCACAGTCTATGTTTAATCTACTTCTACCATTACCTAGCACAAAAGACACAGGTGAGGAATTTTTAGGTCTTTTAACAATGTCTGTTTTGGTTTTAAAATTTAAAGGCGGGGGTTGAACTGCTGGTATTGGTATTACCTGTTCGGGATTTTTTCTTTGAGCTTTAAGCGCCTTGGCTAAGGCTTTTTCTGCTTTACGCTGCTGCTTCTGTAGGTTCAATTGGGGTTCCGTACATTTGTTGTATAAAACCCAGCTCAGCTTTAGATTCTGCTTGATGCGCTTCTGCCTGCAGTCTCAATTGATTGATCTGACGCAGTGTTAAGCGTATTTTGCGAGTATCACTCTTTTTAACCACAGTTGAATCTTTGCTGTTGTCGTAGCGACGATCAACTGCGAAGTCGTTTGTGTTGTCGTTGAAATAAATGAATTCTCTTAGAAGCATAATGTATTTATTATTGAGCTGGTGCTTCTGCAGGTGCTGCTTCGCCTTCTGCGCCTGTGGCACCTGCCTCAGCCGCAGCGGCCATGTCTTCCGGTGCTTCTGCTGTTTGAGCTCCTAGATCTGCTGCCATGCCGCCTGGTGTAATACCTGCTGAACGCATTTCTGCAGCAGCATCAGTGGCTGGCGCAAGTCTTGCACCTTGTTCTTCTCTCCACAGTCTTTCGTTTTCTGTGATTTCTTCCTGTGTCATGCCTAGGAATCGTTTCATAGCAAAGCGTTTGCTCATGTGTGGAATTTCTTGTAGCTGTGCAAATGTAGCTGCACGAGCTGTGTCTAGTTCAGATTGGCGATAAGCAGCAAAGTTCTGTGGGGCATTGAATTTTAATTCAAATATTCCGCTGTCAATGTTGATGCCTTCAGATTGCAGCCATAGTTTAAATTCTAGATCAAATGTTTCAACGATCATAGACTGTAAACGTTCACAGTATTTGTTGAAGCGTAGTTCTTGGATATACGCTGTGCCTACTTTGCCATCTGCTACCGTGTTTGAAGCATCATCCACTGATGTAGGCAAGTATGAACTTGGTATTCTTAATGCACGGAATAATTTGTTGGTAAAGTAGCGTAGGTCTGTGATTTCACCTAGGTTAGTGCCACCTGGTAGTGTTTCAACTTTGGAACCTCTACCTTCTGCTGTTTGTGGGAAGAAATAGTCTTCATTAACACTTAATGGATTATATGATGCATCCAGCACATTAGCACCACCACCTGTGGCTGACGGGATACGACGTTGTTGGATTTCGTTCTTAACTCTTTCTACGAATGCCATGGCCATGTGTGCAGGCATGTTACCCACATCTACATAAAATATACGTCTTTCTGGAGCACGTTGTATGCGATAGATAATAATAGCATCTTCAAGCAATTCTTTTTGTTTGTAGACTTTGAATACACTTTCTAATAGCGAATTACCAAAAGGATAGTTGTTGTCCAAGCCTTCTGACAATGAAATATGTACAACATTTTTGGCATCTATGGTAACTTCATTAACACCGTTTTGAAATCTTGTGCCAGGTGTTTGTGCTGCTGCACCTACCATGCCACGCCCATATCCGCCGCCTGTGGTATATGAACTTGTGCCGCTAGGTGCTGTGTTTGTGGTACCATGTGGTGTTACAGCGATCATTTCTTTGAAATTGAAATTGATATCTTTGATCACATATTGTTCTGGAATCTTGCCTTCGCTTTCGTTAACGATAATTTTTGTTACTTTGGCAGCGTCTACGAATAACCATTTTTTAGTCTGTGGATCTCTAACGAAAAAGCAATCTCCATATTTGAAAGCATTGCGAACGATACGGAAAATCCTAGTTTCAAACTGTTGTTGTTTAGTCCATTTTTGCAGTGCGTCTTTGATCAACCTAACTTCAGTTGAAGTTGCCTGTCCACGATAGTGTGTATGGAATGGTGTGGTGTTTTCTTTGTCTTTTTGTGTACAGAATTCTGCTAGAATATCCAGCGCAGCATTAACTTCCGAATCCATGTCCATGGTATCATACTGCATGTAGCGTTCAATTCTATTAGGAGCACCAGCATAAACATCTGGTAGATAGCTGGAATAATTGGAACGTGCTGGCCCAGGACGTCCGGCTCCTCCAGAGATCGGACTGTATCCTGTATCTCTATTGTTAACGCTCACTGGTGTGAAATATTTTTTCCAACTCATCCTGTTATCCT